ATACGAATGGATCGTTAGCAAAATAACGCTCGCCATCTTCTGGAATAGCAAGTGCAGTCATGTAAGCATCTGTATCAGCTACCGTACGGAACGTAATTGGAACACCAGGTGTGCCGGTTGCTTGGTATGTTTTCTTCTGGAAATTCTCATTAGCAATGAATTTCTCAACATCATTCGCCATAACTTTAGCACGTGGTTTCAACATCTCATCAAGATAAGGTGCATCAGTTGCGCGGTCGAATGTTAATTCCATGCCGGTGAAACTCACCATGGTGTGGAACTGTGTATCGATAGTTAACGGACGGATGATCTGAGTACGCGCTTGTGGGCTTGCTGTCGCACCACGCTGTGAAAGATAGCGCTCTTCAAGACAGTAGTTCAAGGTTTGACCGGTAGCAAAACGTAAGTTTTTGAAGTCACCTTCAAGTTTACGATCGGCAAGTTTAGCAAAATTTAAATAGTTGACGAATCGAATCATCCACTCGTCTAAGATGTACTGTGTGGTTTCAAACTGGTTAGTAGCCATGCAGATTCTCCATAAATTGAACAAAAAAGGTTAAGTTTTTTTTTACTTTCTTGCCCAGGCGGAGAAGCATGTTCCTAGGTCGACGGGAGCCAAGGTTATTGATATCCGTCTAATAATGCGCACACCTGTATTAACATTATAACTTTTATGACTATTTCTATCAACATGATATAATACTTATTCAAGCCTAGGGTAGCTCCCGAACACTAGACACCTTATCTGGTTGGCTTGAATTTTAAATAGGGGCTATGGATCATTCAATAGAAAAACTGAAATCAGCCATAGCCTACCTTGAAAAGCACGCCAATACTTAACGACCTCTTAGATTCTTTTCGGCATATTGTCTGATTTTATCATCTAAGCTTCGTGGTTCTGCACGTCCTATTGAGTCACCTTTTGTTTGAGTTGCTGGCTTAGGTGCTTTACTGGTACTTTCACGGTGTTTTTTCATACGTTCATCCAGTCGGCCAACTTCCATCATTTTTGCGTAAGGGTCGGCAATCTGTGCAATACGTTGTAATTCAGCCGGTTGTTTTTTAGCAGCAGCGTAGAGGAATGCGGCTGGATCTTTCATGCCACGTGTAGCCATGAGCATATGATCGTCAATAGGCTGGTTAGCAACAACGTCATTAAAGTCACGATATTTAGCCATGCCTGAATTAAATTTGCCCTCAAACTCGGTTTGCTTTGTTTGCTCTGCCTTTTGCCATTCTTGTTCTTGCTTCTTTTGTTCACGCTTGCTAGCCCAACCATCCATAAAGTTTTCAAGTTGTTGTTCCCATGATTTATTACTGTCTTCATCGTATTTGAAATCTTTGGGCGTTTCTTGATTCTGTTGTGGCTGTTCATTTTGTGGCTGCTTAACGCGGCTAATACGATCACGTATCATGGCCTCAACTTGAGCTTGTGTGTATGTTTTCTCTTCCTTAGGTACTTCGTTGCCATACTCATCTGATTCATTAGACTCCGATGACGGATCTTCCTGTTCGTCAGTAGGATCCACAGGCTCCACAGGTTCAGGCGTAGATGTTTCACGTGAAACATTCTCTTGTGGTGCTTCGTCTGGAACCTGGTCAATCAGTGCATCTAAATCACTCATACATCATCCTCGTGGTGGCAGGTGGGTTAAAATATTGGTTATGTTCTTAGCATGCTCGATATTCACATCAGCAGTGGTTCGATGCGTTTCAGCTTGATACCTTAATTGTGTTTCTTCAAGTTTGGCGGCTGCTTCAAGGCGTTCATTTTCAAGTTCTTGCCATTTTTGAAGCATGGTAATTTTATCCATCTCTGTATCAGCCGCGAGTTTTTGTTGTTTCAATTGCAAGTCTTGCATCTTGAGTTGTAACTCTTGTTGCTTAAGTTGCATTTGAGCTTGCATAGCTTGCTCTTCAGGCGTTGGTCCTTGGTCTTGTTGAGGTGGTGTTTTACCAGTCTTGCCAGCTTGAATAATCTCAGGCGGCACAAGTGTTCTTAATCGGTTACGCAAGTTAATGTTATTTTTCAGTGGCAAGTTTTCAGCGTACAGGTCAGCAATCATGTTAAATAGTTGAGGATTCGCTTGGAGAACAATTTGCAATGATTCTAACGCCTCTTGTCGTTGGCCTTCACTATTTGGCCCGGGCAATAAGCGTATTTTATAATGACCTTCTGTCATATCATTTGTAACTTGTGAGCCATAATCATCACCTGATTGGTTAAGCTGAACAGGTTTTGGAACACCAACATCTGGCATAGTTAGCATGACGGTTCGTTCGGTATCATAGATAGATGGGATCATTTGATTAATAATTTCACCAGCAACAGAAATAGCACGATTTAAACTATCAAAAGCAACGTAGGTGTTATAACTTCCACGCTCTGTACGCGCATCAATGGCCTTACCTGACATCTCATTACCTTGCTGTCCCATTTGTGTGTCATACATACCTGTGCTTGACTGAATATCACTTAAGGCTAATTGATATTGTTGCATGAGAGACGCTGATAATTCAGGTGGTCTTAATTGTTGTGGAACAAACCCATCACTATCTTTATCGAAAAACAGGCCGCCTTGATAATTTCCTGGATTTTCCCATATGGCACGCGTATCTTTTCCTCGTACGTTTTCTTTGCTTACAAGGAATTGATCGTTACGTGATACTTTAAGCAGGTAGGCAGAATGTGTTCGAATGTAGTTAAGGTATTTTTGGCTATCGTTGGCATCTTTAAAGAAAGGTCGGCAGAATTGTTTACCACTTTTGTCGTAATAGCTGTTTTGATCTACAAATATAATCGGCAATAATTGAGCAGGGAATTCACTTGTTTCAAGTTCATATTCACCGGCCACTTTGTAATACTTGATCGTATACCGTGGCGCTTCTCGCTTATCAACAATTGTGACGGTTTCACCGGTTGTTAGGTCGAGTAAGGGTGCTTCATAACCATCATCATCGGGAAGTTCAATATTTAATTCAAGCATCTCATCTTGAAGCTCACGCATTTGGTCGTATTCTTCTGGTTCAATAACGCGGCCATTGGAAAGCTGGCGAATGCATGTTGTTTTATATTCACGCTCGTAGTAGTCAATCACTAAGATGCTATCGTTATCAGCAAGTACGGTATCATCATTTAATGAGGCGTTTTCTATTCTAGACTCAGTACGCTTGCCATAAACTTCTTTGAACTTCTTGCGTGACATACGTGTTTTAATACCGCAATACATGCCATCGGTTTTAGTTGGGCTTATTGCACCTACATCCCAAAAACATTGTGTGGGATCTTGTATCGAAAGGATATTAATTTCCTGCTCAAAACTCCGATCATTAATATAGTCATGGTTAAGCCTGAACGCACCAAACCCACCAATGATAGCTGACTGAAACGATGTTTGATAAACGACGGACGACTTACTGTCCAGTGAGATTTCTTTGACTAACGCCTCTCTAACTTCGGCAGTTTCTTCAGGTACAGTCTCATCTGGAATGACATTAAGATTAGGTGTGTTTTGTCGTTGCTCACCCAGTAAATGATTGGCTAAAACACCAAGTTTATTGGAAATTAATGGTATCTTTTTATTAGAGCGCAAAGCATTAATTTCTTCCTTTTCCCATTGGCCACCCATAACAAAAGACATTTCATCATGATACTGCTTGTTGTTCATGGAAAAGTAGCCGTTCCATTTAGATAAATTGTCTTTTACCCGATTTGATAAATCTACTTGTTTGCGCGCCATCGTGCATCCTTGTTACGGTTTAAACATAATATAGCACAGCTTGAGAATATAGGCATTATGTTGGGATGTTAAGCAGCAACCTGGTATTATATGCGCAAAAGAAAAAGCCCGTATATGAGCAGCAAACTCAACGGGCTTTAGTGTTAGTTCAATAACAGAAGGATTATAACATGAGTAAGCTCATAAAAGAAGCATCTAAAAAACAACGCATTCAAAAATTCAAAGGTAAATTTAAAGATATCAAGGGTGGTGGAACTATCCTTTTTACAAATACTATTCAATCTATTACCGACCCCACTTGTTTGGCCGTGTATGTTTACCTTGCTTCAAAACCCCCTGAATGGGAGGTAAATGTAAAAGAACTCATGCGACACTTTGAAAAACTAGGCCGAGATAAAGCATATAAGGTTCTAAGTGATTTGTGCGAAATCGGCGTTATTCAACGCAAAGAGACAAGAGAAGCAGGCAAGTTCTCTGATTATGCTTATTATTTATACCTTGCACCGCTTCCTGAAAAACAGGAAACGGTATCACCGCTTCCTGAACAGCCGGATACGGTAAAACCGGATCCGGTAAATCAGTACACATATAAAGAAAAGATTCCTCAAAAAGAAAAGAAAGAAAAAAAGCTTTCTCCTGTGGGTAAGTCAACTTCAACCCCAAAACCAAAAAAGCCAACGGTCTTTGATTGCCAGCAGCATGCCCATGGTATTGTTGGTTATGAGTGGGTAGCAGACCACTTACCCTTAGTGTTATCATGAACCATAAATTTTCACGGATGTAAATTATGACTTTAGCTGTCAGAGGTAGTAATCCTATTTGGGTCAACTTCAATCTTGAAGGGGCTATTTTTGATGATACCTATTATCTTTATGTCCTTCAGAATGATTTACCTTATTTGCCATCTACACAGGTATTTATTGACGAAAACGGAAACGAAAACGCATCCTTTCCAATTCAGTATTTAGCTAATGGCACATTACCAAGTGACATTTTTTTTGCGACTGGCTTAGTGTACCGGCTAGAATTTAGAAAAAATGACGGTACAGTTGCACCTTCCCAAGCTGATGAACTTGTTTACTTAGTTGAGGATTATGTACCTAGCAATGGTGGTGGCGTTACACCAAGCGGAACAACAATTCATACAGATAACCAGTTATCTAACTCACAGTTTCCGTTAATCTCATTTAATTCACCAACAACATTTACTGGTATTTCAAACACAACCGTTAATGTTGCACCTGGCTGGGATATCATTGTCATTGGTTCAGGCAATCTAATATTAACCCGTCAGGATTTGACATCGGTTGATGCTGTGCCAACGAATGCACCTTACGGCATGTTAATTGAGACCGTTGGATTTACAGCAGCATTTTTAAGCCAGCGTTTCAATGAAAACGGAACAATCTGGTCAAGCAATGCGGTAGCATCTAGCATTACAGCGCGAACCGATGATGGTAGCAATCATAGAATCACTGTTTCTTTAGTTAATAATGCATCATCTCCTTTAGATTTAACAATTGATGAGCATGTTTTAACAGGTTCTTGGCAGGTTTTCGCTGGAGCTAAAGAGGTTGATGTTTCGACGAATGCCACAGCACCAGCAACCGCCTATACTGAATTTCGTGTCAGCTTGCCATCGACGGGTACTATTGGCATTACTAGCTTGCAATTAATGGGTCAAGATACGCCGATTGAAGTGCCTTATGAACAAGAAACGGTTGCACGTCAGGTTGATCACTTATTCCATTATTACAAAGATAGTCTACTTAGAGAATCTAAGGCC